TCTTTTGAAATAGATTGTATTGGAAGATTGCTAATATCTTTTTCACTCATACATAAATAATGTTTTTCAGGACTTCTATCTTTACCTCTGTCAGAATAAGTTTTAAATTTCCAAGGTGGGTCTGCATATATAATATTATATTTCTTGTCTGGAAAAGGTATCATGCAACTCTCAAATGACTTTTAGGTCCTAATTTTTTTCTATGCCTTATAGCCTTTGGTTTATATCTTCTTTTAATCTTTTTAGTTTCTAATTTAACAAAATTTTTTTGTCTTTTAGCCATTACTTTTTAAATTGACCAATAGACTTTAATCCAAAACTAGCACCAATACTTGCAAGAATAC